TTGTTGGTTGACTATCCACGGAGGGCCCACTGCAATTGCTTGCAGTCTCCTGATTGACTCCGCCGCTGGCGGAGGGGTTGGTTGCTAATTAAATAGCTAGACAGACCTTGTCATGGCCCGTAACTGCACCGTAAAAACATGTATAAATATATTGCCCTATAGGCTGCTAATTTTTATGGTCTAAATCTTACAAAACTATCTGGACACTACCCCAGTTTAATTTGAAACGGTTCCCAAGCCGTTCCTAGTCTACATTCGTTTTGCTCAATAAAGAAGTTATTTGATTTACCTCGTATGCATTGGTAGTTCAATCGGTCTCACCATTACCGGCAGTGGCCTTACGCACCACTGTCTAACTGCAGTTTGTTCGTCAAAGTTATTGCGTGGTAATTCGCAGGGCATTGCCCAAACGTACCATTGCAACAATGAAGGAATATGTCCCTTTAAGGGTTGTGGCTGTTTGGTAACTTATCAAGTCACCCGCTCGCCCTCCCACTGCTCCTTCGTAACTGGCATACATCGTAATCTCTGTCCCGTTCAACACGCCGTAAAGGGTGGTACCGGTTGACATAGTGATGTTTGTGACTTGCACTCCCTCACTAGTCTGGGTTAATGCATTGGTTGTAACCACTCTAAAAGCGGCAGACCAAGCACCAACACCAGTTGGTAGGGTGGATAAAGTTTGTTGGAAAACAAACCGATAAACACTGCCATTGCCACCGTCCAGGGTGGTTGTGGTGTTGTTGATCTTCCATGCATCAGCGACCGCGTTAATGTCGCTGTCATCACGCGCAGTTATTTGTAACCCATTTCCGTTTGGATTTGGGATGAGCGTAGGGTGGTAGGTGAACAATGGGTCTTTAAACTCAATCTCATAATGAAAGATCAAGATCCCAGCTGTCAATGTGGCCTCACAGGTGGCATACACCTGGAACTCCTGGCTAATGGAGTCATCGAGATCAGAATCAATAAGGGTGTCCACAATGTACCACTCGTTGTCAAAAGGCAGTTCAAGAACAGCCTCTTTCCATACAGGAGTGGCAAGAGCATTACCCTGTGACAAGGCTCTGCTCAGAAAAGTTGTGGATGACCCATTAATGAAAGGCTCCTTCACGGACGCTGATGAACACATAACAATCTGCCCCTGCGTGCTTGTTGGCACCGCTGGTACGTATTGGATGTGCCCACGTTTGATCCGGAACTTCTCGTACATCCTGGCTAAAGAGCCAAGAGATGCATTTTGGAAGTAAATAGGATTGATCAGGACTGAAGACGCTGGTTCCCACAACGAGCTATTAGTGACCCGCACGCTGCTAGCATAGTCACTTCCGGACACAGTGGCTGTCTCACCCTTTCGGGTGATGACAGCTGGTTGCATTCGGAGACTATAGCCGTAAGCGGCAGGCACAGTGCTAACTGTTGCTGTTCCACGGTTCCGTTCTTGTTGTTTAGGTTGTTTGTTGGCATTGCCTCGTAAATTGCCTTGTTTCGTCATTTCGTTTTTATTTTGATAAGTCGTAGGAATGAATTTATCAAGGGCCCGAACTGCAGCTTGTAGGCCGACCGCAATGGCTGCAGTTGACCGTTTGCCGCTCCGGCCGATGTTTGCCTTAAAGAAAGCAGTATCAGCAGCCAGAAGATCACCACCAAGTGCATACACAGCGTCGTGAGAACGACAAGTATCATCAAACTCATCGGTTGATGGAATGTCGGACACGACTGACTGTTGATGCAACCCGGCGGACCAATTTGGGCCACAGTAGTTACCATGATATTTCATTTATAGGGGGGAAGTCGCTAATACTATGTAGTTATCAGCGACATCTAGGGTGTGTTCAAGCACTAAGGTGTCATAATATTTTTCTAGGGCCACCTGCTCATCAGGGGTGTAACCCCAAGCCATGAAAAATGATGCTCTGGTAACATCTGCGACTGCTTGGGCCTTTGACTCAAGACCTTTGGCTAACATTCGCATACCACTCTGCATCTGTACCGAATTCTGCATATTCGATATAACTCCGTTGCGCATATAGCACTTGTACATTGCTTGCATGATCGGCACTCCACCACATAACGCTAATCCACACTCACCGATTGCATACAACCACTTCTTCATGGCCGTTGGCCCCTGAAGTGGATGGATGCACAGCGAGTCTTTTTCACGCGCAGTGTTGAAGTTGCGAACCATGGTCGTTCGACCACCAGCCATTTTGACTGGTCGCATTTGGCAAAATTCGACCTGCTCGAGAACGTCTACAGTCGGTTCTCTGGTCATTCTGAATCCGAGTTGGTAAAACCATTCATCCAACCCGCTTACAAATTGCTCTTCACACTCCCTCTCCATAAACACAACACAATCGTCACCATTATTGATGAACTTGATTGGAATGTTGCGTTCCTTAGCGTAGGTATGGACCATTCCACACATGTCTAGACAATTGCCTAACCCAGTGTTCATGTCACCACTAAACCTCCGGCCATTAACCTTATAGTTCAGCTTACCATCGTCACAATATCCGACGCCGCGATTATTCACCTGCCAACTAAGGTAGGTTCTCAAATTTCTATCACCTGGGTACAACGCAGTATATATTGAGTGCTCCCACTCCAACATCTTGACACTGACATGCATGTCAAACTTCACCGCATCCAAGCCGATCCCTATTGGGTCCGCAAACGACTCCCACTTATCAGCCACTATTGCTCCAATCTCCTCGACATTGTAGCCCTTCATAATGACATGATCCTCACCGAACACCTTGCTTACCGCCTTGTACAAACGGTGCTCTATGTGCTTAAGATACATCCCAACACCAATGTTATACACTGGATGTCGTGGTTGGATGCACCGTGGTGCTTTAGTAGGATTAACTTTTTCGCATTTAACAAACGCGGCACTAACGCTGTGCTTCCTTTGCACGCCCTCATCATAATACTCCTCCAACGCCTTGGTGTAGATGGCCAGCTTCCGTCCACGAAACCTGCTCACGAATTCCTCCGGAGCCAGTTTGGTTGGACGGTTGCCGAACTTCCGCAACAACGCGTATTTGAAGTGTTTTAGGCGCGCGTGGACGTCGACGGACGGTTCCGGCGGGGCAACGAACTCTCCGTTCACCTTGCAGTAATACATCCGCTCCATCAACGCAGCAGTTAGTGTGTCTATGGTGGCGTTATTTATTTTTAGAGTGCGATCAATACCAGTAACTCCACCTAAAACGTGGTACTGACGCACTTTCGGTTCCGCCTGGTTCCTTTTCACGGTCAACCGATCATCAGTCAACACAGTGGTGTGACTAATGCCATGAAAAGTAACCAAGCGGCCTCAACAGTCCTCATCGCCCCTGATGGTCCCTTGGGACCACTTCGGGAGCAAACCGTTGCTTCCACCACCCTTGTAGTGGATAGCAGCAATTGAGTTGGCCAACGCTGCGGCCTCACGCTCATATTGCGACGGAATAAAGGTGCAAACAACTACCATTGGTAGGACCTCACGTACATGTGAAGGTCGCACACCATGTTTGGCCATGATGTTTGCTGCAAATCGTTGCACTGCTAAGTGGTTTGCTGCGTTGTCTACTGGAGTGCCAAATTTAACTTTGCACTCAGCAACCACGCAAGCAATATATGGGACTCGTTTCCCTCTACGAATCCGACGATGATGTACCACTTCAATCGCCTCCGTTCTCAACTTGGCCACACCACGGACTGGTGTACAAAGGGCCTCTGGGTCTTTGTCGTCACTGCTACTGGTACTCTGTGCCCAGTAACCGATTTCATCCTCCAGATGGTCGACGGCTAGTCCGTGTCCCGCGCTATCAATAGCATTTAGGAACTCTTCTGAACCATCGGATGTTTTAACCTTGAAGTACATGTAACACGCCCGACATACCAGGGCCACCGTTACTGCGCACACAAACATGACTATCATTTCATAACTATCTTCTGCAATGGCACCACACTGGGAGTGTGGTGTAAATCTCGTTAATTGTTTAGTTGTGATCATGGTAGGAAAGGAAAAAGGTTGTTTTGGGTGCCGCCCCCGGTGGAAAGAAACAGGTTCCAACTGTTGTTACGTGCCCCAACCATCGCACGCAACGATGCCACTCTTTAGTGGCCCTGTGGTGTGTCCACCACTGTCAGCTTCCATTTGGGGGAGTTAAAGGTTCTTCTCACCAGCTCCAGACAATGGTTTACCATACCATTGGCGGCTAACTGGTTCCTGCGGCTATCAACCGCAGGCTCTGGGTCCCTGTCCCAGCATCTCCTGATGAAACCACAGCTG